ATCCCCACCAAAGGAAACGGTACCACTAATGTCTGCATTTCCGTTGATATCAAGTGAACCACCTTCTATCTCTCCAGTTGCAGTAATGTTTCTAAATCCACTGATATCTTTTGATGAATCAACTGCAACTACGTTACTAGCAGTAACACTTCCTAGTGTAGTTCCGTCAAGATAGTTAATCTCTGTAGTGGTTAAAGTTGCACCGTCTAGTATCTCTAGTTCAGTCTCATTTACTCTTGCACTTCCGATTATGAATTCACTACCAGCAGTAATATCTGCTGTTGCAGTAATGTTTCTGAATCCACCAATATCTTTATTTGAATCTACTGCAACTGCTTTACTAGCAATTACAGTTCCGTTTGTTAGGTCATCGATTTTTTCTAAATCTGTTTCATCTATTCTTGCACTTCCGATTACGAATTCACTTCCAGCAATTATGTCTGTAGATGAAGTAATGTCTCCACCAGCTTGAACTGTTGAAGTTAGAACTGCAGTCGTACCACTTAGGTTACCGTTAAATATTGTTGAGGTGATAGCACTAAAACCTGTACCCACACCGCCTGTAATCGTTGCTGTTGAATCGGTAAAGGTTGGTGCAGTGATTGTATGTCCAGTGTCTACTGTAAAGTTTCCATCATGCAAAGTTTGACCATACATTGCAATTGTGTTTCCACCACTAAGAGCTGTTACCCTGTTGGCTGCATCTGCATAATTACCATTGATAATAACACCACTATCGTTGTTATTATAAATTGTATTTGCAGCTGTCTCTGTAAAGAACCCAATTGATTGAGCACCAATTGTAGATGTTCCTAAGTATGAACCTGTGAATGAGTAGACAACAAGTTTATCACCTGCTGTTGCACCACTTGTTAGAGATAGTTTGAAATAAATGTTTCCAGTAACAGCAGATATAGAATAATCAGCACCCTCTAATAATAGAGTAGAATTTTTGAATACTTGGAATCTATCCTTTCTTAATCTAAGTGTGTTGTTAAAATCATCAACTTGCATTGATGTACCCAAACCAAATTCTGTTTGTCCACTGGTACATGTGTAGATTAACTCTTGGAAGAAGAATGATTTATCTTCTAAACTATTCAGAGCATCAATAACTGTTTCTTGATTCTCTGTTCTTAGGCCAGAGATATCACCAACATTAACTGCTAGTTCATTGTACTTTTGTCTAAACTCTTCAATAGTTGAGTATGTGTCTACTGTTTTTGCCATTACGTCCTATCCAATAATTGTTGAAGCATACTTTTCATTTCTGATACTTCACTCTTAAGTGTGTCTATCTCGTTCCTTTGTGCTAGAAACCGTTGTTTCCTAACCATATGTAATCTATACTGTTCTACATCTGTATTTATAATAGCATGAGAACTTTCGTCTCTATAAAGATTGGATTGTCCTTCGACTTTAATACCCATCTTATGCAAGTGCCATACATCTTAGTGCAGTTACCGCTGGTACTATAGATGTACTTGTTCCTTGACCTACTATTTTAACTACGAATCCACTAAATTCGGGTAAATCATTTGCAGTAAACTCATATTCTTTAAAGTTTCTTGCATCTTCTGCTGTTGAAACATCGGGTGAACCATCTGTATTGAAGTATTCAAAACCTACATCATCTAGTAGAGTTTCTTCATCATTCTTGATGATTTTATACATAAATTTAACTTCAGATGTTGGTGGTCTAAAGACATCTGCAATAACTTTTAAGGATGTTGCTGGAGTCTTAAGGTTAACCTTTCTTGTTACATAGACCATTGCATTTGAATCACCCTCTGACTCTGTTGATGGTACGAATGGTGTACCAGCTGGTAGAGAAGTTGTTGTACCATTGTTCTTAGTACTAGTTGCACTGTCTATATTATTAATTCTGTTTCCTGTACCTAGACAACCCGCTGCTTGAACATCAATCATAGGTGATATGTTAGGGTTGAATGACATTAACTGTAACTGTAAGTTGAATGATTTCTGTGATGACATCTCTGAAGCTTCGTTTTCGGGTGAAGCTACGATTGATGGTGAACCAAAGAATACGTTATCGTTCATTGTTACAAATCTATTTGCAGTTCTTCTTTGATATACATTTCCGTCAATAATTCCTTCGGGTGAATACATCGGTGTTGTAAGAACGTTTGCACTAATGATTGTTCCTTTCAATTGTACTGAAGGAATCATTGTGTGTAATGAGTCAAAGTAGTAGTTTCTTGTTGATGTTGCATTAGCACCACCACCTACTGTAGTCTCGAACACGTAGTTACTTGATAAATCATACGCTGAAAGAGAAGGTGCAAGTCTAAATGAGTCTATTCCTCTATCAGAAATAGTACTATGTGTTGCATTGATAAGAGATATAGGACAACCACCTAATGTGTCTTCGACTGCTCCTAATACCACACTTACATCTGCATTCGAACTACCAATATTTGTAATTGTAATGTTATCAGCTGCAGTATAACCTTGTCCACATTTGAGAATGTTTACATCTGTAATTGCACCACTTGATATGATGACTTCACACTTGATTCCACTACCTGTTCCACCACTATGGGTATCACCTGTACAGTCGATTGTTCCATCTGCTGGTAGTGTATCACCACCAATCTGTGAGAAACTTGTAATGTTTACTGCAGAATTCTGTTTATCTCCAGTGATTCCTGCTAGTGTCACATTATCTCTGTTAAATGTGTCATCATAGAGACCATGGAAGTAAGAATATACTTTCACTTTATTGTTTGCAAAAGTTTCGATTGGATTAACCTGTAGGTTTGCAGCTGGAAGAGCATCATTTTCGAAATGTACACTACCAACCTTATCAATCTGATATTTTGCAGCCTTCAAGTTAAACTTAAGGTCATCTGTTTGTTCTGCAGTCCATGTAGATGCGTTCTGTGATAAGAACAATGAACCAGCATATGGTTGACCACTAATAGTTTCTGCAGTTGTTAAATCTGTTTCTCCCATTCTTGAGATATATGCTTCGTATTCATTTGAGTTTGAGTAAACTACAAAACAGTATTCAGTATCTTCGTTCAAATGAACCATAGAATCGAATGTGAATGTAGTTTTCACTGAACCATCTGCAGATACATTAATATCATCGGGATTTTTAGTAACATCTGAGAATGGTAGTACTAACTGGCCTGGATATCCATTAACCATGTTTCTGATTTGTACTGAACAAGGCATGAAAGTGTCTTTCTTTGCAAAGTATAAATCTATTGAGGTTAAATCTAATCCACCTACAGTGTCAACCAAGAATGATTGAGCAAGTGGGTCTCCCCATCCTCTTGGGTTACCACCATTCAAGACTTGAATCATAGGTCTTTCTAGCTGCAACTCAGGCATCTCTCTTCTATCTTGGATGACCATTACTTGTGGCACGTGTGGTGGAGTTGGGAATGTTAATACTGGTGGTACAAACACAATCTCGGGTATAATGTTTGGAATTTCCACGATTATTTCTTGAATCGAGATAGGTGGTATTATATCCACTTCAGCGGGCAATGGGCCAGGTATTGGTGTTACTGGGGGTGGTTCTGGCGGATTGTTATCCACTGGAACCTCGTTAACTGGTCTTGGCGGTAAATCGGGTGCAGTTGTATCATGTATCTCTGAGTTTAACCTTTCACCTCTTCTTGAGAAGTCCCTTTGCATTGAACGGTCTTCTCTAATTACTCTTGCATTTCTTGTAGAGATAATTTCTGTTTGAGAAGCTTGTAATATACCTTGAGCAGTATATAATGTAGTTCCCTGTGAAGCAGGGTTAGGCATATTATATAAACTTGAAGTAATTCTTAATTCTCTTGACCCTGTTGGGAATCTTTGAACTGCAGTATTAGGCAATTCGAAATATGCTCTTAGTCTTCCATTACCATCTGTTTTACAATGTGAAGCAACTGTAGTGCCACTATCTTGTGAATAGTTTGCATTGTAAGGTCTTACATATTTGTTTACTATGATGTTATCAAAGTAGAAGTAATGGTTTGAATTTGGTTTTAAGTTTGTTGCATCAATTTCAATAGTCTTTGCACGAATAAATGGTATCAAAGACATTGATACTATTCTGTCATTTCTTGTTTCTACTAAATCTTCAACAACTGTAGTTGTTACACCAGTCCTTGTTTGGATTTCGGGTGTGTCTGTAATCTCTCTAGTAATTTGTAACCCAGCAACCCATTGTCCACCTTGTAGTGGGTCTCCACTCCATGAACCGTTAGAGGTTGCTTGTACTTCTGAAGATGTTGTAGTAGGTTCACCAACCCATGTTGTTTGCCATGAGTTCCAAACTGTTCCTAATGCGTTTGCGTTTTCAGCTAGAACTGCATCAAAGTTACCCTCTCTGTTTATTGAAACATCGGGTAGTCTTTCGGTGTCTTGCCAAATATCTGTATCGGGTGATAGTTTAACATTACCGATAAATGCAAACACGTGATAAGGGTTAACATTGATTGAACGAGACGCTTTGTTTTGGTTAACATAACTAACTTCGTCATATGGTAAAGTGATTATATCACCAGTCTTTTGATAGTTAGATGATGCACCTTCGTTCTGTGTAACACCAAAGAATTGTGTAAATGCTTTGGGTCTTAACATACCCATTGCAGTATCGATAGCACAGTTATAGTCGGGATGGTTTACATCACCAATCTTATGACCTCTAAAGTTATCTACTAAGAAGCCTGACTTATATCTGTCAAAACCGTCTGCATCTAAAATTTGTTTTGTTTGTGTATCTTTTTCTAATAGAGAAAGAGATGTAATTCTTTCAAGGTTGGTAACCCTGTTTTGTATCTTACCGATATCCTTCATGGTATATCGTCTATGGTCAAAACTTCTTACTCGTACATCTGATAGTTTATTAGTGTAAGCAGGAATTGATAATTCAAACAACTGAATACAATCGTCTAACCCTGTTGGTTTAGTTGGTGATAAAGCTGGTGTTCCTTGAGATATTTCAAACTTACCTTTTTTGTGTAAGAAGATTTTATCGATTCTTCCAACATAGAATGAGATGTCACCTTTAAGAGATGTTCCACTAACAGGAACGTCCACTGCGTTAGCATTTGTTTCGGAGATACCAGTTCTTGCACCTAAGAAAGAACGACCACTCTCATAACCAAATGGTGCATACACTGCTCCACTAGTGGAGTTTGATATGTCAACTGGACTTGATGGGTCTTGTGAATTGTTTGTTCCAAAAGTGGTACTACCAATAATCTGACCTACCACTGGTCTAAAGTCAAGACAATCTGAAAGTTCAAATGTTCCATCGGGTTCTAAACCACCCAAGTCTACTTTGTTTGGAGAGTAAACTGGAATCTGAGAATAATCGATTGCTGAATATGAGGATACATCAAAGAAGTCACCACCACCCGATACTCTGAAGTAATCGAACAATACCATGATTGGGCCGTTAGGTGTTGGTTGCCCAGGCTTAAGTGTTAATTTAGATAGGTCATAAAACCCATCTCTTTGACCATTGTCAAAGAAGTATCTATCTTTAATGTCGGGTGAACCTTGACTAATAGTTGCACCTAAAACTCCAACTGCAATAGATGTCTGTCCTACTACTGTTTCACCACCAACGAATGTTGCACCGTCTTTAGATGTGTAATACCAATATGATGCATTACCACCACCGTTGTTAATGAGTATTGCTCTTGCGCCTGATGTTTGTCCTATGAGTTCTTCATAATTAACAAACGTACCACTTGATGTGGTAATAACACCGTTAGGTGTGATTGGTGTTCCGTCAACACCTTCGTATACTGCAATAATCTTATGTACGTCTGCAACACCTAATGTGATATCTTTATCATCGTATGCAGTTCCATAGAAACCGTTTGAACTTCTAGGACTTCCTACTTTAAGACATCTTGCTTGTGCTAAAGATTTGCCTCTTGCAGTCGGGTCTGAAATTGTAACTGTGTAAGTTATATCAATAACTGCATTGTTATTTGATGATGCAACGGTGCATGCCAATGTTTCTGTTGAACCCGAAGTAGTCACATTTGGACTCAAGTCTTCGATGTTTAGTACATCACCAGCTGCATAACCACCTGCTGGTTCTCTTACTGAGATTGCAAAATTGTCTGTGTTTCTTGCACCGAATGTTTCTCCAGCATTAGTAGTGATACTGAAACCACCACTGGAAACTAATTTAGTGACCTGTCTTCTTACTGTAACAAAATCTGGGCTGTGTGTTTTAACCCAATCTCTTGGCCATGCATGGATGTTTGCAGTTTGGTTTTGGTCAACCAGTTTTGCACGTCTTCGAACTGCATTACCACTGTATGATGAAGAACCATCCGCGGTCAAAGTTAAACTTGTTTCTGATTGTACTGAAGCAATGACTCTAACATTACCTGCTTGGTCTAATAGTTGGTCACCTTCTTTTAATTCTTTTATGAACTGAGTTGCAAAACCTGTAACGGTAGCGGAGTCCGAGGCCATTGTAATTGTTCCAGCTAGAACTTGGTCTGCATCTAAGAAGACATCTGCAGTAAAGATTTCTCTACCAGCAACGTTTGGTAACTGGGCAACTGACCTTGCACGGTCAATATTATATGCTCTAACTGCAGAACAACTTGTAAGTGTTGCATTTGAACCCGAACCAACTGCTGAGATATTATCAGAAGTTGAGAATGCACCCTGTACATCATGAACAAAAAGATTACTTCCCTCGACATGGTGAACAATAGCAGTTGTACCAGTTGCACTACCAGTGACTTTATCACCTGTTACGAATGTGTTTGCAATCGTACCAGTAAGTTTGGTGAACATCTTGATATCAAACATATACATATTGAATAATGCATCTGTACCATAGACATCACTTGTGTCTACACCACTGACATGGTCTACGTTTCTAACTCTTGCAGTACCAATATTTCCTGTTGAGGAGTTTAAGTTTAAAGCATCTGTGTCTGATATACCTAAAGTTGATTTTAATCCATCATACAATAGTACTGGATTGTGTGGGTCAATAGTATCCTGTCCAGTTTCATTACCGAACTCGGGTAGACCATGAGTATTATATACTCGTAATTTGTTTCCTAATCTAATAGGTGCTGATACATTATTTAATGTTTCTGTTGTTCTTGCTTTGTTTATGGAGAGAGTTGTTGTACCAACTTTATCGATTTCATATCCTCTTACATATGCCTTACCTGGCGATACCATGAATACAAACCTATTTGCATCCCCACCATTTGCAGCTGCATAGAAACCTAAGTTATCACCTGTGTCTAAGTGTTCTCTTGAAGAAGCAGTAAATTGATTTACAACGAAGTCACCATTTGCTTCAAAGGTTCTTCTTGCAAGAGTGTTTTCTATCTCTGCATATTTTGTTTTATCAATCTTAAGTGTTATGACACCTTTGTTCACTCTTGTCAATTCAACAAAGGATGTACCTAATATTGAATCTAGTTTATGTTTACCTAGTACTAGGTTAAATTGTAATCTATCTGCACCACCAGCGTTCTCATTTGAAGAACCCGCTGCATTGTCTAATAATGTACCGTCTGCAGATGAAGTCACCAATGTTTCGGTGATATCTAGACCTACTCTATAAGATGGTGCTCCATTGTATTTTTCTAGTAGGATAATTTGTTTATCAACCTTAGTGAAGAATCCTCTTACAAATACTACACCTTCAGATATTTCTGCAAGTGATGCTCTACCTACTGGTGATTCTGAGGTTGGTTGAATTTCGAAATCGTTTTGTGAAGCTGAATCTGCAGATACCGTACCACTTGAATCGTATCCTACCAACTCCAATGTTTCGGATGCTTGGAATAAGAAATCGTTAGTGGCTGTTGTACCTTGTTGAACTGGTCTAACAAATAGAGTTAATTTATCTGCAGATGTTTCTGCAGTTGATGTTACTACCTTTGCTACAACACCACTAGTTTGACCTCTGACATACTTTCCATGAAATGATTCTCTATAAGTTTCTACTGCAGTATTACCACTTGGATTAGGGTTTGCAGCTTTAACTTTGACATAGTAAACATCCATATCGATGTTTGCTTGTGCGCCTTGGATGATAGTCCCTTCTTCAAAGAAGTGGTCTCCAAGTCTAGAGATTTGGTTTTGTAGGATTGACTGAGACTGTGTTAATTCCCTTGCTTGTAAAGGACGGCCTGCTCTATAAAGAACTTTATGAAATTTCTTATCTTCGGAATAGTCGTCATAATAAGGTGATATATTTAAGTCTGTCTTCTCTGCCATAGTCTTTTAGCCTTGGTATAAAATGTAAAGGGGGATTGCTCCCCAGTATTACATTTCAATAATTAATTTAATATCTTCGATTTGGTCTGCAGCTCTTGAAACAGCACCACGATTCTCTATGTACATGATGTTGCCTGAGTAATGTTCAACCTCGGGGTGAGCAGCGTTAACTGAAGACACCGTACCAATGTTTGAACCACCCTTGTAGACTACGTCTGCTTGAGCAAAGTTTGCATAACCACCTTCACTGTTTGCTACAGGTATGTGAGATATAACTGTTCCGTTTATAGAAACGATTCTAGAAACTGCTACTCCAACTCCGTCTGTAGATGCATCCATGATTATATCATCGGGTGATAAACCACTTGCACTTGACAAAGTCATTTGTGAGTATGCTGTCATAGAAGAGTCTGAACCAATAGTTGTTGTACCATTTTTGAATGGGTCTTGTACTAGGCCGATTCTTCTGAAATCGTTATCTGTTGGGAAGTCTCCATCACCTTCACCAAACTCAAATCTAGAGTTGATGATAATGTAGTTTCCACCTAGTTCTTCTACTGGGTCTGCACCATGTCCTATGATTGGTGAAAGGATAACTTTAATAGCTGCACCAGTTCCGCCTGGCACTGCAGCTGCAATGTCTACACTCGCACGTCTGTAACCAGAGCCTGGAGTTGTAACTGTTACGTGTGTGATAACACCACTTGATACGTGGATTGAACAAACACCACCTGTACCATCTCCATCGATTGCAACGTTTTCGTATGTACCATCTCCGTTTGTGTATCCACTTCCGCCTGCAGTTACTACTGCATGATAGATTGCTCCATCTACTGCATCATTTTCTACGTCCCATTGTGCAGTACTATCGTTTGTTGCAACGGTTCCTAAACCACCGTTATTGCCTGTTCCAAAGATTTCTGTTTGAGCACCGATTGTTTTAACTGGGATAAAGTCGTTAGTTACGAATTTGATTACGTCTGAAGCTGAGATTGAATACATGTATTTCCATTTGTATCCTCTACCTGTTCCCGCTCCTGTATCTGCAGTTTCGATAATTGCAGTTGATGATGTACCACTAGGTGCTACAGTAGAGGCAACGACAGCACCGCCTGAACTTCTACCTGTTCTGATACATTTGTACACGTTATAGTCTTCTGTCATCACATAAAATCTAGAATCGTAAACGTTTGATGCACTAGTTGCTGTTGAGTTGTTCCCAACTGAACCTACATCGTGTTGATATTCGTCATAAGTTGTGTTTGCAGTCCAGTTATATCTAACTAGTCCATGAGTTACATCGCCAGTAGGCACTTTCTTTAGTGCAATCATGTCTGACCATGCGTCCAACTCTTCACCAACTGAGTTTGTTGGGTCTGTAGGAACTGCATCATTCGGCCATGCAAATGACCTTCCTATGAATATATAAGTTGAAGAGGAAGTTTCTGCTGATGAGAAGTCCTCTTTAAATTGTTTCGCATTATGTGTACGAAACTTCTCTGTTATTATTGCTGCCATTTTTATTTCTCTCCCGAAATTATATAATACTATTTATAACACTAACCCGACTTAACATAAGCGGAATAGGTCAAATTTGTTCTTTTATTTGCAAAACTCTTCTCATATTCATCCGAATATCTATTTGGGAAGTAGTTGTCAAAGGATGATATTCTCAGTCCTTCATATTTAGGTGTTTCCACCATTACGTTTCCATGCCCATCTTCTAATAATATATCATCGCCATCAGTTTCATCTTTTAGGTAATATGATATGTCATATGATTGTTGACTTGATAACATATTTAGTCTTCTCAAAGTTGTTCCGAATCCATAACTTGCATTTGCTCTTGCATAGTCTTGAGTTCGTTCTGTCACAAAGTACTCCTCTTCTCTTGAGATGGTTGCATCTTCCAAGAACATGATGTCTCCGTTTTCATATTGAATGAAGTCTCCTTCCTCTGCAGCTGTATTCTGTGCATGGGTAGGTTCCATTCTCATGAAGTTATCAATCTGTTCTTGTACAATCTTGTCTCCAGTTTCCAATACTAACGTTTCTTCGTTTAGTGTTTGGATTGTGGTTTGTACTTTTCCATCTAAAGAAGTTCTTGTTGGTAAAGATATAAGATTTGGTGGTGTTGATTGGTCATAAACAGCACTGTTCATATTACCACCGATGCCAGATATCTCTACATTAGTTCCATAAGTATCTGTTGGGTATAAAGATAATACCGTATCAAATGATGGAACACTTTTTGCTACTCTTCCACCCATACCACTGTGAAGTGTACAATAGTAGTATAGAGTGTCGGGTGTTGAACCATCAACAATCAAATGAGTCATGTTATATAAATCAGCTGAATTGTTGTGGGTGTAGTTTATAACACCAGTTGTATAAATGGTACCACCACCATGAGTTCCGTCTGGCGTTGTTGAGAACTTAAGTATATGTGTTTTTGGAACTGTAAAGTAGTAGTTGTATCCTTGTTTGATTTGAATTGCACCTGCCTCATCGGCTAAGTCCATTTTAAATTTACCACCACTGACTGTAACATTTACATGAGCGTGTTTAGGATTGGTATCAGTTCTTGTTGTTTTTCTTTGTAGTGGTTCAGACTTAGAAACAATTTTAAAAATGTTTACGTGTCTAGCCTGTAATCTAGAATGATGCAATATGGATGATGCATCTAATACACCATCTGACTCTGGCGAACCAGCATCATTGTAATGTATGATTGGATTATTAACTCTTGGTGGTGCAATGAATCTTGCATCCGTAACTTTACTCTCGGGTCTCGCTAATTCGTTAATAACTTTAAACCCATCTTCTAACAGAATGCTATTGTTTTCATATAGTTTACCGTCTTCTTGTGTTTCAAGAACCAAGTAATCTGTAAGATAAGTTTGTAATTCCTTAAGTGTTTGTTTAGAGAAATGTGCAAAATTATCTCTAGAGTTTTCATTCTCCAATAGATGTATGTTTGATACTGAATACAACTCATGGTCGGGTGCAAGACCATCTTCTAAGGCTAAGTGGTCTTCACTATTTCTATCTGAAGTTTCCAACAATACATTGTCTGTTGGATGTAATTGCATAACAACCATGGGTACGAATGTAGTTGATATAATACCCATTCTGTTTTCGAGGTTGAGGTCTTCCTCTGAGAAACGACCTTGAGGTACATCTGTACTTTTAACAGTTTTATGGATTGCAACTTCACCAAAGAATATATGACCAGCTGGATGTAGTAAATCTTTAACTACACTTCTCCATTTGTTAATGGATTCACCAACTCTAACTATGTAAGAATGAGATTGGTATCTGTGACTGTCATGTATATTGGCTGCAGTTGTGTCTAACCAAGATTTGTCCCCAACAAAATGTTCTTGTATAAGACCTTCTCCACCAAAACTACCACGACCATTGTAAGGGTCATCGAACATAACTTTGAATGAGTCTTCATTAGCATATGCAACTCTTTCATCCTGTAGGAAAGAACCTTTTAAATTTGTATACTTAAGAACGTGTCTGTCTTGGTCATAACTAAGAACGTCTGCAGTTGCACCCGAAATATCACCAACAATTTTTTCTCCTTGGTTTAGGGATGATGTTGGGGTTGTAATCATCATCGGGAAAGTTGATGTAGGACTTGCTACTGCATCTGAGGTGAATCTATTACCTTGGTCTAGTATGTTTAACTTTTCAATAGCACCAATGGTTGATGAGTATGCAAATAATGTCGCACCATTACCTGTTGCAACATTCTGATTTCTAATAATGGTACTTTGGTTAGATAGCTGACTCGTGATAGGAGCTCCATCTTTAAACACACCTGTATGTGTACTATCTCTGAGGATAGTTAATCTATTTTTCTGTACGTCTACTTCTAGTACTTTACCTGTTGCAGTTGTCTCAAAGTTTTCTACTTGAGTTATTAATTCACCCTCAACAAATTGACTTACATCATCAAGGAATATGTAACCGCCTGGATATACTTTTGGAAGAGTGTGATAACCTGCGCCTGGGTCTGAAATTATAACTTCTCTGATTCTTCCATCTTCAGAATTATAGTTTATTGCTCTGCCATCTTCATATACTATTCTATAGTATTCGATGACAATCTCTACAACATCACCAGCACTACAAGGTTCTTCAAATACTACTCTATCATTTTTGTGAGAGTAGTCATGTTTTGTATGTGATGTATTTGCTGTTTTTTCTATACCATTCTTAAATACTGTAATGGAGTTATCGTTAAAGAACAAACTCTTACCATGGATGTCATCACCATTGAAAAGTGTTTGACCAGCTGTTGCAATGTATTCGTATTGACCAAATGTCTCATGGTTTTCTTGAATGACTTCGTCACCCACTGAACCTATGATACCAGCTGCACCCGAACCACCTGTGGCAGTGTTGTCAAAGACAACCATCTCTCCACCTTCGTAATTTGTTCCACCCAAATCAATGAATATCCTTTCAACTCCACCAAGTGATAAACCACTTACGTTAGTTTGACATTCTACTGAATCTAGGTTATCCTTTGCACCGAGGAAATTAATTGTGTCAGCATTGCTATACATGGAACCAGCATTACCACCTTCAAGTAGTATACCACCACCATCTTCCCACAATAGGTCAAAATCTACAGGTTCTTTTAGAATGAACCCACCATCTTCTAGTAATGTAGAATCCCCTGTTTCAGATAGCATCTTACCATCTTCTGAGTCTACACCGACATATGTTGAAGATGCATCATGGTTTATAGAATGTATTAAACCTTGAAGGGTTGCAGTTTCTATGGTAACCCCATCTCTGTCAACTAGGTCTACTTCAGCACCAGCAGTAAAGGTTCCTTTGTGATTGTCTGTAATTTCTAATGAGTATTCATCGTTATTGATGTCAAGAACATATACAGATTCAATAACTGATTCGGCTTGAATTGCAGTCTTAGTTGAATCTCTATACTCTACAATCTTGTCTGTTGCAACTGGAACTCGACCTTGTATGGTCATCTTAACATTTACTCTTCTTTCTTGAGAGTAATCTGAATCAGATGCAAATATAGTTTCGTTATAAGGGTATCGCACCTCTGCATCGTCCCCATATAGAAGTCTCATTAAGAACTTTAATGAATCTTCCGTACCCTTTTGTTGATATAGGTCTTTGATGTTTTTGATTGTAAGTCTCTTGTTCATTGTGAGACCCAAATCGAAAGATGGTGCTAAATCTGTTTGGAAGTAGTTTAAAAAATCTTCCGTTGTATGGTCGATATCAGAATAGTCTAATAGTCGATTGTTTGCGAGAATTGTATTTTCTTTATATGAAGTAACGGAAGTTTCTCGTCCACCTTCTCGTCCTTTAATGATTTCGCCTTTGGCAAAACCTGTTCCCGATATTGTTTGTAGGTATAATGTATTACCATTGATGACTACTATCTTAGATACAGTCTTACTAGTATTACCTACAATGTATTCTCCAACTTTGTATGGAGATAAAAATTGTTCGTCACTGTCGTTATAACCATCGTATAGTATTTTTGAACTATCTTGGTCGGGTGATGGTGAGATGGTAGCAGGTTCTAATAATATAGCACCTGTACCATCTTCTAATGAAACACCATCTATGTCACTCTTTGCAAACTCAGTTTTAGAACTGGTTTCAAAGACCAAGATTTCTGACTCTAGATATTCAAAGTATGCATTGAGGAAAGCCTCAAACATCGGAGACTCTTCCTTCAAATACTCGGGAAGTAATGAAGGTAGTCTATGACTTAGCTTATCTATTGAAAAATCTTGGTGAGACATATTTTAGTTTAACCTTAACTTAAAGTTGCACCTAGTGATGAGACAAGGAACCAAGAAGTTCCGTTCCACATCAACACTACTGCTTCACCACGAGCGTCTAACTTAATTTGCTCTGTAGTATCTGTGGAGTAACCCCAAGATGTTACAGTAATATTAGCTTTATGAGTTGAAGCTGGTTCGGTTGAAGCAAGGATAATTTTCAACTGACCTACGTCTGTTCCGTTATCCAAAGTGAATGCAACATCACCACTGAAAGCAGTACCATCAATGAACGTTGCAAAAGTTGATGCAAGGTTTGACGCTGTTGCTGTCAATGTAGCAATATCATCTACTGCTAAGTGAGTTGGAATGTTTTCAAACATCTGACCAATGGTCATCTTTTTGTTTACAGGAGTTCCGCCTGGGTTATCTACAATGTGCAATAAATCATCAGCACCGATTTCTGAATCAGCAACTGCTGTTAAAGCTGTTATTTTCTTATCTGCCATTTTTATTTCTCCTAAAATTGACTAATTTAATTAAAACCTCTTTCGAGGAATGCTACTCTAAGCACTGAACCTACAGTCTTAGACCACTTTATGCATAATTAATATGAAGAGGTTGATGTGGATTTATACCCAACACCAGCACTCGACTCACCACTTGCAATGGTGTCTACTTCACCTGTTACACTAACATCTGATGGGTCGATATCTACTAGATTACCTAGTGTTGCAACCACATCATTACCTGCTGGTATAACTGTGAAATCAATCGTTGAATCAGTATTAACCGTTGAGGTAATATTGATGGCATTGATTGTTACTTTCCCATTCGGATAATCCACTGTACCAGCTGTACTATCCAAATAAACTCTGGCACCACTTGATAAGTAGAACCGTCTTAGGTTACCTTTACCATCATCATCGAAATAATGAATGTTAACTGCATCCCCTTGAGTATAGAAACCTGTTGTTTGGGTGATACCACCACCCGCTGCATTATATCCATCGTTTGGATTGTATAATGCATTACCAAAAACACTTGTATATCCTGTCTCTTGACCAGTCTTTATAGTAGTTGCTTTTCGTAATCTGATATTACATGTGTTAGATAGAATTGAACCATCCGTTTCGTCAATAGCTTTAACAAGATTTGAATGTCTGAATACAGAATCAAAGTTTGAAAGGTTAGTATTGTCGAACGTATTGATTGCACTTGTTACTAGTGTCACCAATTCTCCGTTAGAGTATTGTGTTGCATTCTCGTTATATTTGAATACACATGTAATTAAAATTTTGACTATGTCTGCATCGATGATAGTAGGTCTAACAGTCAACATATTTAGTTTGTTGAGTTTGCTTTGAACTAACTTCTTCTCTGTATCAGATAAGTAGTCTGAGTTTTTGGGTTTAAGTGCAATGAACACTTTACCATATTCGGGTGGGTCATTGTCTTCACCACCCCATACTGCAACTGCATCTGCGTTTGGGTAATACTCACTGACCTTTGCTTTGTAGTCATTCAGTGTTACCAATCTATTTTGAGATGTGTAAAACTTTGTTGCTTTAAATTTGATTGAGTCGATAGATTCTTTCTCTGCACCACCTGTAGCTGGAATGACTCTAGTTGTCCTTACATCTGAAAATCCATTGATACCACCCACCATTGTAAATAAGTTAGCACCATCTGCATGAGCATCATCCACTACAATATAAGTCACTGCAATTGAATCACCATCTTTAAGACTAGCACCAAGAACACCATCACCAAAATAAAGTTCAATGTATCCTTCTTCGTTTTCTTGAGTGTAATATACTTTAGAGGTTGTAGTAATTGCTGAGATATCTGTTGACAATGCATAGTTAGATGATACACCGCTACTTGTGACCACAACACTTAATTTAGATTTATCTACCCTTTGATTACTAAGCACAAACTTTGGATTTGCAATTTGATTATCAAACACATAGATGTCTGTTGCATAAGTTCCCTGTACAAGGTTTACATCCGTGTAATTATAAGTAGTTCCATTCTGACTTGGTCTTACTGTTGATGACACTACAAAATCGTAGTTGGTTCCATCGTATACTGTCTGAAAAACTGTTCCTCTTAAAAGTTGCATTTCTGAAGTGGTTGGCAATGTACCGTCTGCATTTCTTACACCACTACATGCAACATCTACTGTTGCTTCGGACGCTGCTTCAGACGCTGGAATAAATCCTAAATCCTTTGCACGTGATACTACATTCTTTCTCATTTGTGCAGAGTCTAGGAATAATTCCGAAGCTGCAATGTTAGTATTGATTGCACCAATATGAGATGCATATGCAAGAAGGTCAATCAAGACTGACATGTTTGACCCTTCGAAATCGTAATCTTTAAATTGTTGTTGTCCTTTTAGATACGACTTAAGGTTATCTGAAATTGAATCAAAGTCTAAATCTGTTACATTTATTTGTGAACTATTTGTTGCCATCTTATCGTGCCCTTGTTACTGTGAATGTCAAATCGTTATTTGGAACACCCTCGTTAATGTTATAAAATACGGTTACATCCATATTGTTGTTGTCAACATCATCAAATCTTACAGACACATTTGAAACTCTTGGTTCAAACTTTTCTATGGTCTCTACTAAAGTTCTTTGCATTCTACGTACCTTTCTATCCGTGTCTAATTCAAATAACATGTTTCTGATAGACCCACCAAAGTTTGGTTTAAATGGTCTTTCATATTTGTTGGTTAGAACAATGTTTCTTACTGCTCTACGTATTGCATCCGTATCCGTTTTAAGAGTGACATCACCTGTTACTGGATGAGCTCTCATGGTTATATCCATATCAGAATATATGTTTTTGTTTGCAACGGTCTTTCCGTTATTTACTAGTTGGTCTGACATATATCTATTTATACTCGCATCATTCTATTCTTCAGCAGGAACTACAGGAAAATCTGTTGGGGCAGAGCCTGGGCCTGGTCTCTCGGACTTATTAGTCTTACCAGCATTTGCACCACTACCAGTATCCATTGATTTAGTCTTATGGTAATGAGTTGCAAGTGTTGGGCCGTTACCAGCAGAGGTTGATATATCCCCTTTTGCATGTATTGTTTTATCGTTAGTTTGTTTACCAGTGATATGAACCGTACCGTCAACTGTTAAATTTGTAGTCATTTTTGTAGTTGGTGAAGTGAATGTTGTGTTACCCACTACATCTGCATTTAATGTTCCACCTATCTGTGCATCTACGTTACCTTCGGTCACATCTAGATTGACATTACCTTTTGATACGGTTGTAAGAACATTTCCTTCTGATACTGTTGTGGTCATATCACCCTTCAATACGTTTGTTGTTACGTTACCAGTATTCACATTGATAGTTACATTACCCTTTTCTACAGTTATATCAGCATTACCTGCTATGAAAATACTATCGTTTTTACACACTACTTGATAGTGGTCATTTACTATTCTAGAAACTTCTGACCCATCGGGATGTATCTCATGGAATGTTCCCGACCTGTGA